GGAAAATTAATTTCAGTAGGAAAAGTATCAGTATCTACTATACCTGGTATGATTGAAAACCTATCATCAGAATTATTTAAAGGTGGTAGGAATAAACAAGAATATCCTTTAGGTGTTTTTATTTTCCAAGGATTCAATATTTTTAAAAACGAATACCCTTTATTTTTGTGAGAAAAAGGACATTTTTCTGATACTTGCTCTACACCATGAACATGAGCTTTACCTATGTTCATAGTATTTGCTAAAGATCCATCTATTTCAGATGTGATATAATCTGTATATTTTCCAAGTTGTCCATTTACTTCCGTTTCTTCATTAAAAAACAAATGATAATCAATTGGCATTCTTAAAAGATAACCAGAAGTCAATGTGTCTAAAAAAGGCATACAACCTTTAATAGTTTTTAACCTAGCGTGATGCTGCAAATCTTTATACCATTTTGGTATGTTCAATTTTATAGGTTGTGGTTTTGTTTTAAAGTTTTTTAAATAAGTTTCAGATGCAGAAAATAATATCTCTCGTTCAAACATTCAACCTTATATTAAATACTATGGTATTTGTAAAGGATGGAAATATGTTATTGAATTATCTTGACAGTGTTGTTCCCAAGATTTTGTCATTGGGTATGTAATTGTTGAACAATCAAATCCTTCTAAAAATGTTTTATAAGCTGTAATAGAGTCTCTCATTGAATTATCAGGATTCATTTCTAGAAAATTATTTATTTGTTCTATTATATTTTTATGAAAAAACTCTAAGGTGCCTTGTTCAAGTGGATCAAATTTTTCATTTGGATCCTCATAAAAATCTATATAGGTAACATTTGTTCCATCATAAGAAGCACCTTTTCTACCAGATTTGATTTGTAAAAAATCGCTTTCACTCACTTCAACAACAGTTACTGCTTCTGAATTATTTAAAGAATTTTTATCATTCTCATTAGCTGCAATTCTAATTAAATTGTTATTTTCAAAAATTAAATATGCCATAAATTATCCTTACGTCTCGTTATCAAAAAAAGTTAACGCACCTCTACCGCCTGTTCCTCCTCCGGTAGGGCCTTGGTTACTTGGGTTTCCACCTGGACCAGGACCAGCTAAATTTAAATCATTTCCGTATAAGAAATCAAAGTTTAAATTTCCTGATGCACCTGGAGAACTTCCACTAGATCCACCGCCACCATTTTGATTATTGTTAGCGTTGTTTCCTGGTGATCCTCCATTAACTGTAAATAAATTTGTTACATTAGTAGCTCCTCCAGTAGACCCAGGGCCTGCCCCTGTTCCAACTGCGTAAGATACTGGAGTTCCTCCTGTAACACTTCCTTTATAAAAACCGTAGGATCCGGAACCGCCCCCTCCTCCACTTCTTGCGGGAGCTCCGTTGCCTCCGCCTCCGCCTCCAGAAGCAGCATAAGCATAATACTTTGTTACACTAGCAGGTGGACTGTAAGTTCCTGAAGCAGGTCCTAACTTAATAAGTTGTGGGACAAATCCTCCACCACCAGCTGATCCGTTTGATGCAGCAGTAATTCTTCCTTGTGCATCTACTGTTAAATTTGTAAGAGTATACGAACCTGCTGATACAGCAGTATTTGCAAGTTCCGCTGCCTCAACCGCATCATCTGCAATTTGAGTAGTGTCAACTTTATCCGCACCAATCGCACCATTATCTATTATTGTAGTTCCATTTGAAATAATACCCATTACGTCTCCTTTAAATTTTTTCTAGCTTAATTCTAAATTTTTCATTAGATTTATTATTAATCAAGTATATATCGTTAGCACCTTCCTGTAAAGTCCAGCTACCTTTTGAGCCATCAACAATATTACCTTCATTTTTATGCTCATTATTAAGATGTAAATCCCCTGTATAAATGTTTCTCCAGACATTTCCCACAGCTCCTAGATCATATGTATCATCAGCACCTGGTACAATGTCACCAGAAGAAGTAATTCCTTTTGTTGCAACAGTTCCTAAATTTGCATTTACATCAATAATATTTGTTCCATTAGAATAGACTATTTTAATACCTTTATCAGTTGTTGCAAAAGTTGGTCCCGTTCCAGAAACAGTTTTGAATTGAACTGTGTGTGCACCACTTGTATTATTAAATATTACATAATTTTTTTTAATGCTATCTGGGACGGTTACTATTTGATTACCTGATATAGATCCAGTCAATTCTATAATAGCATTTCTTGCATCTGAAGAAGATGTTGACCCATCAGTAATTGCTAAAGCTGTAGTTTGAGCTCCACCAGCAATTGATTTAGCTACATATCCTCCAACTTCTTGTTCTACTATTTCTAAATTAGTATTTGTAATTGTTCCCCACAATCCAGCTTTCTCACCAGTTGTGATAAGTTCAACTCCTAAATCTGTGTAACTTGATGCCATCTAAAATTCCTATTTTTATAATTATACATTTTTTAAGCTGCTAAATCAACTTCAGTCCAAACATTAGCTACACCAGGGTCTATTTCAGCCCAAGCTGTTACATTAACCGTACCTACACTTGATTGTGCTTGATTTCCTAGTGGTGATACATTTGCACTAGCGGTAACTGTAACAGAACCGATTGAAGAAGACATTTGACTTCCCGTTACATTGTATATTGAAGATTGTGATGCCGTGCCAATAGAACTTGTCAAAGACATACCACTCAATGTAACATTAGCATCTGCAGTTGGTACCTCTTCTCCTATTGATGAAGTTAATGACATACCTGTTACTGCAACAGTGTGGTCTGTGAAGGCAGACTCTTCTCCCAATGTCATCGTTATTTCAGAGCCGGTAACTGAAACGTTTGCAATACCTGTTACACTAACGCTTCCTATCGATGTATTCATTGTATGCTCAGTAACTACTATTGAAGCATTACCATCTGCAGCTACAGAGAAAGTACCTAATGTTGATTGTAATAAGAAACTTGGTAAAGTCCCTGCTCCTGTTGTGCCTTCAATAGTGACTGTAGGAATTTCAATGGTGCTTGGACTTTGAGTTGCAAAAGGTGCTTGACCAAAAGCTGTTAAAGTATCTTGTGTAAATGTTTTATTACTTACTGATAACTCTGAACCAGTTACTGGAACACCTATGTCAATAATAGAATCTGAACCTATTGAAGAAGTTAACTGTGATCCTGTAGCACCAACTAAAGCTGATGTACCTGCAACTGATGTTCCAATATTAGAAGATAATTGAATTCCTGATACAGTAACATTAGCAGAACCAGTATTTGATTCTTCACCTATTGAGCTAGTAAGAGATAAACTTGTAGCGTAAGCTATTACCGAGTTAGCTTCTGAACTGAATGCCGCTTCAGAATATGCGGTTATTCCAAAAGCCATTGTTTAGGCCTCTTTTTTTTCTTCTACCTTTTCTTCTTTTGGTAATTCTTTACTAAGCAGATCGGAGTAGTGTTTTTGTATGATTTCTAAATCTGTATATTCAATACTTAATTCATTTTTTTTTGAAACAACATTTTGTATTTTCTGTAAATAAATTTTACCTTGATCAGACAACTTTTCACTATCATAATTTTTATCGTTAAATTTAAAAATCATTACACTTCTTTCAATTCAAATCTGTATTTTTTTCCAGACTTATTATTTAAAATAAATAAATGTTCTGCACCCTCTTGAATGGTCCAATTACCTTTTGTACCATCAACAGCATTACCTTCAGCTTTCGCTTCATTACTTAAATGTAAGTCACCAGTATATACATGTTGCCAAACATTTCCAGATGCTCCAAGATCATGACTATCGTTAGCTCCTGGAACAATATCTCCAGTTACTGTTAGTGTAGATCCGTCAAAAGTCATATTAGCTTCAGCATTTTGTGCGTCAGTTCCAGTTGCTGTAACGACTCTGTTATTTGACCCGTTTGTCATAAAGTCAGACACGTCTACAGAAATTGCATCTGCAGCTACATCAATACCTGTACCTGCTCCAACATTTAAAGTTACATCACCTGATGTACCACCACCTGTTAAACCTGAACCAGCAACAACAGAAGTTATATCTCCAACTGTAGGTGTTTGAAAAGATGGTTGTGCTCCTGCACCTGCAGAAGTTAAAACTTGTCCAGCACTTCCTGTTGCTATTGCAACTGGATTTCCTGAAGCGTCATAAGAAATAATATTACCATCTGTACCTGATGCCATTTCGGCTAATCCAACAGCATTGTCAGCGATCTGGGCTGTGTCTATAGCATCGTCTGCCATTAAGGCATTCGTAATCTGATCGTTTGCAATGTGTGCTGTGTCTATTGAACCGTCAACGTATTGATTGCTGTCTACACTGTTCGCTGCCATTTTGGCAAGCGTCACATTAGAATCAGCTATTTTAGCTGTCGTAACATTTGCATCTACAATAGAAGCAGTTACTACAGCATTTGCTGCAAGCTGATCTGCACCTACTGCATCATCTGCTATCTTAGCTTGAGTTACATTATCGTCTACAATTGAAGCAGTCACTACAGCGTTTGCTGCAAGTTGGTCTGCACCTACTGCATCATCTGCTATCTTAGCTTGAGTCACTGCATCGTTTTGAATTTCTGCTGTTGCTACACCTAAATCTTTAATTGTTATTGCGCCAGAACTAGCAGCAAAGTTATCTGAACTAAATGATGCAGCTCCTTTAGCAGATGTAGAAGCGTCAGCTAAATTTAGTGTAACATCTCCTGATGTTCCACCACCTGATAAATTAGTACCTGCTACAACGGAAGTTATATCTCCAACTGTAGGCGTTTGAAAAGAAGGTACTGCACCCGCTCCCGCACTTGTTAAAACTTGTCCCGAACTACCAGTTGCTACTGCTACGGGATCTCCTGAAGCATCATATGAAATTATATTTCCATCAGTTCCTGGAGCCATTTTTGCTAATGTCACTGAGTCATCAGCTAATCTTGCGGAAGCTACTGATCCACTTGTTAAAGCAGTTGCATTTAATGCTGTTAAGTTAGATCCATTGTTTGCAACAATGTTTCCACTAGCATCTAGTATAACTGATTTAGATGCAGGAAGAGTACAAAAAACTTCTTTAGTTCCTGCAGAAAAGTTTACTGCACTATCAGAATTAGAAGAAGATATAATCGTAGTTCTAGCTAAAGTATCTGTACCTGCATCGGTTACGGTTCCTAATCCAACTTCAAATTCACCGTTTTGGTTTACTATAGCATAATAGGTAGTGTTAGAGTTACCAATTCCAGCAACAAATGTTTCAAAACCAGAAACTGCTCCTGCAAGATCAAAGGTTCCTGTACCAGTTGTCGTTGATGTTTCTTTTACTCTATCGTTTACTACCAAAGCCATATCTACTCCTTATAAAATTAAGCTAGTCTTAAAATCGCAGCAGATGTTGTGAATGCAGGAAACTGGATTGTAAATGTTCCAGATGTTGCAGTCTTGTCTCCACCAAAATCTAATACACATACTGCATCAGTAGTGTTTGAACCACCGTCAGTTGTCGTATTATAAATTAATGCACCTCTTGCAGTAAGAGTTACGTTTTGAAAACTTAGATCAGCAAAATCAGTTATTGCTACTGAAGATGAAACTTTAACTCCTTGATTTACAAGAGTTCCACCACCTGCAGTATAGTTTGATGAAGTTACTTCGGTGTTAGATCCACCTCCTGGATTTGTTGAATAGTTTGCTGTAGATTTTCCTAAAGTTGCACTACTTGTATACATTGCTAATTTATATGTATCAGATGATGTATCAAAATCGTGTTTACCTTGAAGTAATTCTTTTTTAAAAGAATCACAGATTGCGTTTGTTGTTATTGCCATAATAGTTCTCCTTAATAAACTTATGTATTAGGAGTAGGAGAAGGAACTTGTACTCTAGGTACTCCATCATCATACTCCGATCTTCTTCTTCTGCCCATTTGTTGTAGAGCAAAATTTTGTATCTCTTCATTATACTCTGTTTCATACAGGTTGTACATATCCATGGGACCTTTTAAGAATCTATAAGCTTCTGCTAAAACTCCATGCAGTAACATTGATTCTTGGTATGTTGATAGAAAAGTATTATTAGTTGAAGTGAATTTTGGGGGATCAATTATATAATTAATCTGTACCTGTAATGCTGAGCTAGGAGTTGGAGCTACTAAAGCAGTAAAATCATCCCAATTAGCCCAATACTTTGGTGTACCAGTTGAACCATCATTATTATATTCTGATATAAAACTAGTATCTCTTTTTTCTAAAAAAGTTCTGTTACCACTACCATCTATTACTTGAATTGATCTTACAATCATAGCATCCGAAGGTAGAGTTATGTATCTATTCGATGATGTAAAATTTGATGTAGCATATTTTCTTAAATCGTCATAATCAACCTTACCTGCAACACCTAATTCAACAGATCGAATAAAATCCTGTATTATAGCATCTGTTAAAACATTAGCATCAACTTCTGTATAATTTCTAATTTGTGTAAGAAAAGCTGAGTGTGTAATAGCCATTATGAAATACTAACCTCCACAGAACCTATAGATGAAATAAGTTCTCTTCTTCTATTTTGTAATGATGGATCTTCGGGAACCATACTATGTATAGTGGTTGTAATTCCATTTGAAGTAACATTAAATTCTTGTGTTTTAAAAGCAAAATCTCCAGGTAAAGAAAGATTTGCTACACCCACATGAATACCACCAGAATCTGAAACTGTTTGATCGTTTAAAAATTCTTGAGTAGGTTGTTGAAACTTCATTACTCTAGGATTTTGTAAAGCTACAGCATCTGCTTTATGATATGGAGGATCTAACTGTGGGTGTTTTGATTCAAATTCTGTTATGTGAACTAAAGAACCGTTCCACTCTTTTACCATTTCTTTGTATGGAAAAGCCATTCCAGATCTATCAGAAATAGCTTTTGATCTTTTTCCCGAAGCAAAACTCATTATGCGCCTCCAGGAAAGTATGATTGAGGTGATATATAAACTGAAGTTCTAGAGCCGTCTTCATTTAATGCTCTAATTAATTCATCCTCATATAATTGTTTTAATAATTGTATTCTATCAGGTGCTCTTTTTTGTGATAAATAATAGGCAAGGCCAGAACACATACAAGGTAAAAATCTATAAGCGACATCAGCTGTTTTTGTAAATCCAC